AGGTGAAGATCCTAATGTCGTTTCGAGAACAAATGCTACAAATTTAACAATCAGATTAAATAACGAAATATTAGTGGAACCTCAAAGCGTCAATGGAAATTTCGCTAACTTGGATAGGAGAGAAAATTTAAATAGAAATGAGCCTGAAGGTGTTAGTTATACAACAGCTTTACCCGAGGTATTTAGACTCGGAGCTGTGAAACAATTTTTAGACAGAAGAGGTTTTGAAAGTGAAGACCCCAGCTTTATATCTACAATGAATGGATGTATAGGGCCGTGGGCGTTATGGAGTAGAAAATTAACCAATGAAGAATTAAATTACTTACACAAAACCATAAGAACTCCAGACGATAGTGTAAGTCCAAATGATTTCGATCATGCCCCCCGAGATTATTATGAATGCACTGGTAGGTTTCAAACGATAACTGGGGATAGTTTAATTGCTTGGTGGGACGGATCTACTGGAAATAGTGCCATAGGAAACGGTTTAGTTGACATACATACTGTCGGGCCATTTCACTTAACAGGTAGCGGTCAGTTTTCTGGCTTTGAAGAAAATTATAACGAGGGTAGATCAGAAACTATTAAAAACCCAACAACAGAAGTTTATCCTAGATTCGGTGGATTTCCAGGAACTGATGGATTTAGCTATGAAAGAAACAGTTCAATATATTAAAGGAGAGATATCTACTCTTCATAAGATAAAAGAGATAGCCCATAAGAATTTCACAAGGGAAGTTTGTGGTTTTTTAGGCTATGATCACAACAAAAACAAATATGTAATACAAGTTGAGAGGAATGTAGCTGAAGACCCTTCTAAATTTTTTATGATTAATCCACTAAATTATCTGTTGTTTAAGGAAGATTACGAAATGGTTGCTGTTTTCCATAGCCATATAAGTGGAGATGAAAAAGAATCAGAATTCGACATAAAAATGGCTGATAATTGTTGTCAAGCTTTTTTGATCTATAGTTTAAATACAAAAAAAATAAATATTTACACGCCCAAAATTATAGAAGGGAATGTAAATAAACTAGAAAGGATAAAGGCGGTCAAATGACAACAGTAAAAATACATGGTATATTAGGCAGTGAATTTGGAGATGTCTTCAAATTAAAGATAGGTAATCCAAAATATGTATTACAAGCCATAGACTGTAATCGTAGTGGTTTTATGAGTAGGTTGGTAGAGTTACAGCGTGAGGGTTTAGGTTACGAAATAATTTTAAATAAAAAAAGATTAATAGAGCCTAGTGAGATGGAGTCTTACAAATCACCACAAACTATTGATCTTGTTCCCGTAATTGTCGGAGCGGGTGGTGGTTTTCTGCTGAATTTGTTTTTCGCAGTAGCTTTTGCGACGATTTCATATGCTTTAACACCTAAACCAGAAATAGAGGCTCTAGAGGTGGAGGCTAAAGCAAATACTCAATCTTTAATATTTAGTAATAGGGCTAACGTCGCGAGTCAGGGGGCACCCGTTCCAATTGGATACGGTAGATTAAAAGTGGGGACTCAAGTTATACAAGCTACGATAAAGTCTTATCCTCAGTATACAGATCCAAATTATATTTTAACAAATAACGGCACTCCAGATGACGCTGCTATTAATACTAACTCCAGACAATATCGTCCAGTTTTCTTAGGCAGCGAAGGCTCCGCTTACGAAGGTTAATAAAATGAGCCATATACTAAAGAAAATAAGTATAGCTGGTGGTGGTAGAGGTAGCCGTCCGCGACCGCCTGTATATAGGCCACCGATTTTAGGTGAAATGCAATATGGAGCATCTCATAGTTTTGCTGAAACTGTAGATTTAATTAGTGATGGTCCGATTGAAGGTATAGTAGATAGAGATGGTAGGGTTTTACAGGGTATAAGATTATTACAGGGTGTTTATTTAGATGATACACCTGTTGCTGTTTCTAATAACCCAGAATATAATGAAACAATTAGCGATACAGAGCTAGAGGCGGCACAATCTCTGAATTGCATTTTAGATAATGGAACGAACACAGCTACAAGGAATCTCAAGCGTTTTTTCAGAGAATTAGGAGAGTCTGATCAAAGGTCTAATGGAGCTTTAATACGGAATTTGTCGTCTGATGATGGTGATCCTCCCGCATTTGAATCGCAATCATGGCCTGATTGCTCTTTATATTATAGACAGGAACAAAGGGAGATTAACCCTTTTAATTTAGATGATGACGGAATACTTTTGCGTAAAGTAAATACTGAGGGTTTCGGGTTGAGAGCATATGTAAGAGATGAAGTTGATAGTAAAGAATTTACATGGTTTTTAAACAATGAAGCTCAATCAGCAAGCACTTCAAACGCTAGATTTAGTTATACAGAAAAATTACCGACAGAACATAAAAGTGTTGATTGGGTAGATGCCTCATCTAAAAGCTCTGCTAATTTATTAGTTAGTTTATATACTAATTTACAACTTGATTTTTACGCTAGGGGTCCAGAAACTGACGATGGAGATAATCCATTCCGCTTAGATCATCATTGGAGTGAATGGAATTCTAGTTTAGGTTCTTTAGGTTACTATTTTTCAGAAGCTCTAGAAAGAGTGATAGAGTTTACATCAGATGATTTAAGCTCGATTAGAGATTTAATTAACATCAATCAAATAACTGATGATCCTAATTACAACTCTCTACAAAGAGCATTGGCAGAACAAGCCTTATCATCTTTAGGTAATTGGTCTGAATTAGGTGACGCTGAATTAATACCCAATGCCATTTACAACTCAGAAAGCCAAGATGAGGAAAGCCCGTGTTTACTTGTCGTAGTTAAAGTTAATGAGACAGGTAGTAGTGAATTAAATAAAGACATATCAATAGGTGCCGATGCAGATGGTAATGTGATTTTAGAGCAGATGGTTACCAGACCTTTTGGCACAGAGCGTGGGTATGCTATTCAAAATTTATTAGAAGCAAGAGGTGTAAAGTTTTTTGATGTTACTTGTCCCACTATAAACCAAGAGGGAACATTAACAGGAGAAATGAAAGGGTTCGTATTAATAAAAATACCCTTAAATATTTCTATAAATCAGAATAGTTTATTTGATGAATTATCTAGAGAAGGAATTAGTATTAGCGAAATAGAGGAACACTTAGGAAATCAAGGAGGTGTTCGTTACGCTAGAAACTCTTGGCAGACAAGGGGATATACATACTCTGTAGATAAAGATGTATATAACTTAATAAAAGATATTGAATCTTTTCAATATACAAAAACTACAATACCTCAATTATTATTTAATGAATATAGCTATGATGATTTAAAATTCAACTTCTCAAATGTTTTAGCAGAATTCAGAGAGGGATCTGAATACCAAAATCCTTTAAGTTATTTTAAAACTGTATTTATTGATCATGTATATCAAAGAGAATTGTTTGGCGCTTTTAACGCTGACAAGTTAGCTGGTGGTAGCATAAATAAACCTGAAACACCTAATACTCAGACTTTTGCACCTCAAAGAATAAGCCAAAATACTAGCCTTCTAACCAGAAGTGAGGTATTGAGTCTAGGTGCTGAAAATTATAACCTAGAAGTAGGAGAAGACGGTCTACCATTAAATGAAGGTAGTGATGATAAAAGAGCTAATAATAGAGATGATTTAGATAATTATTCTGAGTGGGCTAGACAATCTTTAACAAATTGGAACGAAGAGGCTGTTCCTGTTGTTCATACTGTATACAACCCGAACGTCACAAGAGCTTTTATATCCCTAAATGTAGCAGCACTTAGTGACACACTTACTTTTGATTTAACCCCATCTGCCGCAGATAGGGAAATGCAAATAACAGCGAAGTTCCCAGCTGTTTTGAATATTAGAGTAGAAACTGGTCAATATGACATAAACCCAGATGGTTCTGACGGTTTAGAAAAACCATTTAAAACTTATAATTATCGCATAGTAGCGCTAATAGAGGGCAATACATTAATAGATATTGGAAACCCAGATTACAGAGGTGATTCAAGCCGTGAATTTGTAGTAAATTTAGATGGAAAGGATGCACTATTAAATAAAGGTTTTGAATTACCACCAACTGTTACAATGAAGCAAGAGCTTCTTAGCGCTGATGGCGAAACTGGCATCGAGGCTGGAACAATAGATGAAGATAGCACTGTTAAAAGGTATGTGAAAGTAACAAAACTATCTTTTGAGACAAACTCTGTTTTAATAAACAAAAATGTTACATTAGATAAGGTCACAGAAATTATCGACACTCCTCTACCTTATCCCTTCTCAGCTATAGTTGGAACTAAAATAGACTCTCGATCTTTCACCTCAATACCTAGAAGAACCTACGACTGTAAGTTAAAAAAGGTTAAAATACCTAGTAATTATAAACCAGTCAGAGTTAGCGGAAAAGATAAGAGATATTATAACAATCAATCTGAATTCGACTTAACTTCTAAGGCAGATAAATTAGTTTATGATGGTGATTGGGATGGTTCATTTAAAGAGGGCTTACATTGGACTGATAATCCAGCTTGGATTTTATACGACTTACTAACTAATAGCCGTTACGGTATGGGTTCCCATATAAATCCAAATAATATAAATATATGGGAGTTATACAAGATAGGTAGATTTTGTGATGCTGTTGATGAACTTGGTTTTTTTGAAGGTGTCAGTGATGGTAGAGGTGGAAAAGAACCTAGATTCTCTTGTAATATAGTTTTCGACCAAGGACAAAAGATATTTGATGCAATAAATATTGTTGCATCTTTATTTAAAGGAAGGGTTTTCTTTAACGATTCGACAATAAACTTTGTAGACGATAGACCTAGAAACCCTGTAAATATTTTTACTAATGAATCTGTTAAAGACGGGCAGTTTTTTTATGCTAATAACAGAAGAGATGAACAGTTCAATACAATTGAGGTGGCATACAATGATCGGTTCGATAATTTTGTGCCTAAGATTGAGGTAGTAGAGGACGAAGATAACATCAAAGAAAAAGGAATTTTCAAAAAAAGAATAGAAGGCATAGGTATCACTTCCAGAGCAATGGCTCGTAGAGTCGCTCAACATCAAATATTTTCTAAGATAAAAGAAAACCAACAAGTTGCTTTTACAGCAGGATTGGAAAGCCTTCTATGTAGACCTGGAGATTTAGTTCTTATCGAAGACGACTTAAAAACAAATACAACAAACTTCGGTAAAATTCTAGCAATAGATTTAGAAAACGAAACAATCAGAGTAAGTAATACTTTTGTTAATTCTGATATGAATAAAGTTTTAACTGTTATAAATCCGACTGGTGATGATACACAGTTAGACATTCAAACAGGTTTTGCATCAATAAATAGGACAAGGTATGCAGAGTTAGAGGTAACAGGATCAACTCCAGCTGCGCTTTTACCTTATACTGGCAAATATAGTTTTTCTGGCTACACTCAAGGATACGCTGGAGCCACGGGCGCGATTGGTGATCCTCGTTTCGAGCAATATGCGTTTTATACAGGATTACCAGAGAGTGGAACTGTTTTGTATTTTGAAACTGGAGTAACTGGGTGGGTTTTTGCATCTGGCACTGGAGTGGGAAATAAAAGCGCTTTTGATTTATTCTCTGGTGATTTGATATCAGAGCTAACTGGTGATCATACATTAGCGGCTATCGGGACTGGTAAGTTTGCTGTAATGGATATGGTTGGAGACAAAAGATCATCAACTACATTTAATTTTAATGGGTTTAATTCTGATGCTTATATCGGTGGTCCTACGAGGGGAGCCTTAGAAACTGATTTAAATAATTTATCTCCTGATCAACTGACCACTTTGAATGCAACGAGTATTTTCAGCACTCCAGCAGAACTATCAGCTAAAAATTTAAATAACTATGGTAGTTTGATTTCTGGTTTTGATAAACCTGAAGTTTTAAGAAATTTAAAATTAGGTAGTCCCGCTAGATTACAAATAAAAAACGCAGATCCTTTTATTTATAAAGTTATATCTATGCAGGAAGAAAATGTTAATGAATATTTAGTAACTGCTACAAAATATGATACAGGAAAATTTGCTCTAATAGAGGATGATATTAGTATCGAGCACCTGTCTAATACATTTAGCTATAATAATACACAAACAGTAGAGGGCGTAACTTATAGCACTTTGCCTACGCCTTCTTTATCTAATGTCACAACTGGAGTGCCAGATGCTTCCACTCAAACATTCAACATATCTGGGGAGTGGGGAGCCATATCTAACAGCACAGGATATAATGTTAGATTAAATTTACCAAATGGCTCTATGACTTCAGTAAATACAACTAACACCAATTTCTCGTTTAGTGGATTATCACAGGTTGGATCATTTAGATATAGTGTAAATGCTTTAGGGAATAAGGCCACTAATAATGCAAGCACAGCTTTCTTTGATTCAGATTATGATACTTCAGGTATTTTCGTCGTTTACGACGATGCACTTTTGTTTACTAGGTCATTTATTGAAAGGATAACAATATTATAAAATGAGTCAGCCTTCATACGAAATACTTAGAATAAGTAAAAACGAGGGACCAACTGTTTATGCATCTGGTGCTTTTGATTTTGCCACAGGAGCCACTGGAGTGGGTGGTTTATATAGGACTGCTGCTGTATCTAATAATTGGACTGGTGTAGAGTTTTTAAATGCAATTTCACAAGTTGCTTTGCCCAGCACATTAACAACGGTGGGGGTAGGTTCTAGCACTGTTCATAAAGCTAGTGGGGTGATTTTAGGTGGAGCGACACCAATAGGTGACATTAGGGGTGAAGGCACAGGTTTTGTAGGAATAGGGACAAGTAGCACACCGATATTAAAAGATACTAGCTACAATGGCGCTCTTTATGCTATTTATGAGGGTGCTGGATCTACTCAGCTTACTGGTAAAATAGGTATCGGAACAACTGCTGGTGACGTTACCGCGAGTGGCTACTATGAGGGCACATTTAAAACAAAAGATATATATGAATTTCAACCTGTTTTTAATGTAGATACTGGAGATTTAACTAAAGTTACCACAGGCAGTGGTGTTTATGGTAACTCTAGTGTGACTTTAGTTAGTCAAATCACTAACAGAGAGGGTGTTCCTTTAACAACAGCTGCTGAAGTCGCGGCAGATCCTTTGATTAGTGGTCAAAGAATAAGTATAATAGACACAGGGGGCAGTGTTATTTTTAATGATTATAAAATCACAACATCCCCGTCATTTACTTTTACAAAACAAGATAATTTAGATGTATTTGGAACATACCAAAAGAATTTTGGTGTTAGGACTCAGATTGTTAATAGTGATGGTAACAGTCATACTACAGATTTTATCTTATATGGAAACTCATTATCACTGGAAAAAGTTTTTGCAAGAGCATCTGGAATTAGTGAATTAAATGAGTCTACAGGCAACATATCTATTAATACTGGTAGTATAACTAATGCAGCAGACCGATCTTTAGCGCTACAAGGTTTTAGTAGACAAACTATAAATAATACTGGCGTATCAGGGTTTATAGATCTACAACTATTTTTTGATCAAGACCCAAGTTATACTAATTACAGTAATATTCATGTCCATGCATCAAATACTGGGACTGGATTTAACTTTACAGATTCAAATTTAATTGGCAGTTTCCCTCTTAATCAGACTCAAGGCCAACATATAAGATTATTCCCTAATGATTTTGGTGAATTTAATGAATCAGATATAAATTTAAGCGATGATTTATTCTTTAAGTTTAGGACTGAGAGCGATGTATCTATAGATAATCAAAACTTTTTAGTAGGCCCATACAGATTAGAAGCTATACCTCAAGGTGATGAATTATTTTTAGGCAATGGTGGCGCACAAACTATATCAGGGCCTGATGCTTCACTCAGTGTAGATGACGGATCTAACGGAGGAACTATATTCGCTAATACTTATTCTGGATCTGGCATAAGCGGAAGAATAACAGACCCCTTTGGCCGACTTTATTTAGTATCTGGAGAAGGTGGTGGAACTGAAGCTGATACATTACAAACCGTTACAGATCGTGGCTCAACCACTACTAACAGTATTACAGTAGGATCTAGTTTAGTTGTTGGTGATTCTATAATACATGACGGCGATACAGACACCAAAATATCTTTTACTACTAATACTGTAAAAATTGAAGCTTGTGGCACAAATGCTATGCAAGCTGATTGTAGTAGCACGGTTTTTAATGAATCTGGTGATAGCAGAGATTTTCGAGTTGAAAGCGATACTGATACTCATGCATTATTTGTAAAAGGCTCTACTGACAGAGTCGGTATAGGAACACCTTCGCCCTCTTCTAAATTAGATATTCTTGGTAAGCAAACGATTAAGACGGAAGATGGCTCTGATGAAAAATTTATTTTAGACCCAGAAGATGGAGCGACAAGTCTTCTTAAACCTTCTAAGCTAACTATCGGGACCAATCCTAAAACTAGTAACGCTGATTATGACGTAACATATAATCAGTCTAGTATATCGGCTTTTGATTCGAAGATTTTATCTATTGGGTGTGCAATTGTAGGTGGTAGCGGTCACACAATTTCTGGTGACTATAACATGATAGCTGGTGGAATGAGTAACCAGCTTAGTGGATGTGATTTTGGATTCATTGGTGGAGGCTCTGGTATTACCGTAACAGGAACAAACTTTTCTACATCAGTAGGTGGTGATAATAATGATATATTTTTAGGCACTGGACACTTCTTAGGTGGAGGTCGGGATAACCTAATCACTGGGGCTAAATTAGCAGCTACAATAGTTGGTGGAGATCAAAACAAAATATTTGGCGGTAATAGCAACTTTATCGGTGGTGGAGATAGGAATATTATAACTGGCTCTAGAGATGGTGCGACTCTAGTAGGAGGCAGCAACAATCAAGTTTCTGCCACTCTTGGTTTCGTCGGTGCTGGTGGAACAAATGTAGTTCATGGCCCACCTCAAGGGGGGGCTATTTTAGGAGGCGTAGGGAACTCAGTTTCTGGGGCTTATAGTTCTAGTATTGGTGGTTTTTCTAATGCTGTCAGTGGCGATTATAGTATAGTTGGTGGATATAAAGCCCAAATACCTGATGGCGTTGATGGGGCCACTGTTTTGGCTGATGGACAAAACCGAGATCATATATCTAGTGGATCTAATACTATAACTTTGGATTTCGCTGGTGGTCTTTATGTGCCAACCAGCGGCATGTTTGCACAAGGGTTATTCGTTAGCGGTGTCCCTGTCCTGACTGGTGAGAATAACCCAGCAGAAGCTGATACATTACAGACTGTTACAGATCGTGGTGCAACTAGCACCAATGCTATTAACGTATCTAATGTTGTAACATCTAACCAGTTTACTGTCGCTAACGAAGGTAAAGTTTTCTCTACTTCTGTATTAGGACTTCAACTCCAAGCCAATAGCACAGATAAGCCAATCATATTTTCCACTAACAGTGGAGGTATGACCGAGAGGATGCGTATTACAAGGACTGGTGTGGGTATAGGAACGGATGTGCCTCAGTCCCCACTAGACGTAGCTCAGGTTGCCGATAGTGAAGGCATACGGGTCCATGGTTTCGATAACCGCGATACAGATTTTGTTAGATTAGCGGTTGATAATCAAGGGGATGGTTT